GTCTACTACCAGAACTAAGAAATGCACCTTGACCTCTACGATAACTAGCTTTTAAATCTGCTAAATTAAATAATTTAGACTTCTTAGCCTTTGCTTTAAGTGTTTTTATTGTAGATGCTGATAAAGGTTTTCTTTTTACTGCCATTATACCCTTGTTCTCCTCTTTAATAAGGATAGGGGTATCCTTGCACCACTTTTGTATAATGAACTAACCTGTTTAATTAAACTAGCTCTCATAGTACGTTTTGACCCCTTTAAACCAGATAAATACTTTTTGGGTATCTTGGTTTTTTTATCTTTAGGAACTCGCTTCTTCTTCCGTTTCGCCAACTGTTACTCCTTCTACGTTTGTTGTTTGGAATTGACCTCTAACTGTTCTTGCGTTGTCAATCTCTTCATTTATTGTTTTGATCTTGTCATTGTCATCTATAACTGTATCTGCGATTTGTTTGTCGATTTCTTTGTTAAATGTTTCTGATCTTACACCACTAGCTTTAGCCATCTGTAAATATTGCATATCATTAGCCCAATCTCTAATATCAAAGGTATCTGGGTAATTTACAGAACCATCAAACTCTTTTTCTAACCATCTAGCAAATAAACTCCATATATGCTCTTCAGCGTTCTCTAAATAATCTGCTTTTTCTGATAATCTTGCATTTAGTAGCTGAAACTCTGTCTGTAGTGCTATACCACTAGCTATCTGTGTACCAGTAGCTCTTACTGACCCCATATGTGTAATTCTATCTATAGCATCTACTTTGTTTTGTATACATTTCATTATACCATCTAGGTTTTGTCCACTAGGTTGAATAATGTAAGGTTTTAAAGAACTATCCATATCTTCTGGTATTTCTATTATAGAACCAGCCCCAGCAGATGCTTCTACATTAGGGGTTTTTACTAAGCTGGGGTGGTTGGCTAGTCTTATCAGTTGTTCTTTTTCTGAGTAATCATTATAAATAGATTGTTGCAGAAATGCCACATCTGATAAATCACTTATCCCTATAGGTCTTTTATTTCCTCTTAGGTTATATACGTTTACTGCTGGAATAACTCCTACAGGATTAGGAACTTCGTCTATAAGTTTTGAATCGCCTTCTGAATACTCTTTGTCATATTCTTCGACTTCATAAGTGCTGATAGTTTCTTCTGTAAATACTTTTAGTATAGCTCTTTCTGAGTTTATATCTTCTACTACAACTAAATAATCTAAATAAAACCTACCACTACTTGCTCTTTTATAATTCCAGTTAACAATATTCTCTGGGGTGTAGATAGATACATAAGGTCTAATATCCTGTGCTAGTTCTTCTGCTCTAGTCTTTGCATTAGTTTGTGGTTTATCTACTATTACCCAACAGTTACCATAGATTGATGCGTTCATTTGCACCTCTCTCATAACTGTATTGAAACTTCTACCATCTAAGTCAGCATCTTTAATAAATGATAGCAGTTGCTCATCTCCATCTAAACTACCATAATCTCTAGTTGGTGGAACTCTCCATAAAAAGCTGGTGTAGATTTGCACAACATTCTTACAATGATTGTCTAATGGGGTATGTCTTATTCTTGCATCATACTCCTCTGGTGATTCCAGTATGTATCTATGTAAGTAATATCCGTTTTTGTAATCGTTGCCACCTAAATAACTGCGTATGTAAAACTCCCAGTTCTCTATGTTAGCTGTCCATAAATGATGTTTCTCTTGTAATTGTTCTCTATCCATTTAACTCCACCTCTTTTGCTCAGTTGGTACAAAATTTCTTCTTATCGGATAGTTGTATTCTATTAAGTAACCCAAAGCATCATTCATATGATCAAAACCACTATCCTTATCTGGTATGTGAGTTCCTTCTTTATATATCTGTCTTTCTATACTCTTTATAACATTTTTACAAGTATTTACTATAAATAATGTGCTTTTACCAGCAACATTTTTTAGCTTAGAGTTTACTGCATTTATTCTATCTCTAACTAATGGTGCTGTGTTCTTGCATCTTACATCAAACCCAAAGTTTTTTAATATAGCTAAATCTGTTAAACCTCCAGCAGATGTTTTTCTTTGTCTTGCACTAGGGTCTGGGTAAATAATTATATTTTGGTGCTTGTATCTGTTCTTTATCTCTTCACACATTTCATTCGTATTAGAAGAATATATCTGTATCTCATCTATGACTGTAACTACATTTTTATCTATTACAGTTACTACAGCACACATAGGGTCAACGTTAAAGTCTAATCCTATATGCAAAAACAAACTATTACCTTTATATTTTTCAACAATATTTTTTTCCCTACTAAAGTTATAGTATATCATTCCAGAATAATTTACAAAGGTTGCTTCATACTCTTGCTGAAATGTTCTCAAATCTAAATCCTGTTTAGCTTGTTCTATCTCATCTTCACTTACTTGCTGACCTTCTAATGTAGTGTATTTAAAACTCTCCCAGTCTTTATTAGTTTCACCCTGTTTAAATAACTCATAGCTCCAGTTACCAAACCCTCTAGGACTACCACAAAAGAAAGCAGAGCCTTTAGTATCAGATAATGTAGGTCTTAACACCTCGTACCATACGGATTTATTTATATCAGAGAACTCATCACAAACTAAGAAATCTAAACCCACTCCTCTTAATGAGTTTTCATTGTCACTTCCTCTTAATGTTATCTGTGAGTTATTTCTAAGGGTTATAGTTAGATCACTATGGTTAATAGTCTTTACCCATTTATGATCTATCATCTTTTCTTTTAGTACACCCCAGCATATTGCTTTAGCCTGTCTATAACTGGGTGCAACATACCATACCTTTTTGTTAGGTTGACTTGAGAACTTTGCTATCTCATTTATTGCTAAATAGGTTTTACCGAACCTTCTACCAGTAATTAATACTCTAAACCTTGCATCAGAACTTATAACTTTTTTCTGTGGTTCAGTTAATGGCATTATACCTCATTACCCCAACAATCCCAGCCTTCTACTTTCTGTCTAGCGAATAATTCTATTCTTGGTAAATCTCCACATAGCTTGACTATTCTATCTCTTACTTCTGATGGTTTTTTACTGTGTTCTTGTCTAGGTGAAACAACAAGCCTTCTAACTGATTTAGATTGTCTTTTAATAACTCCTTTTTTTGCTAATAAACACATTTCTTGATTAGCTCTTGTCCACCAGCCCATTCCTACAAAGAAATCATTATTGTTTTTATTTGTTTTGACCCAGTTAAAACCAACTGTTGAAAATGTAAAACCCCAATGTTTTATCAATTCTAAAGTTTGTGGCAACATTTGATCTAATCCCCATAAAAATAAAACACAATTTTTATCTGATATTTCTGCTACAGGTAGTTTTTTAATCTCTTCATAATCCATTATATCATAATGCCCTAAAGTGTCTGGGTTTCTTCCTCTTCCTTTTTTACTCCAAGTTAAATGATTCCAAGGTGGGTCAGCATAAATGATATTATACTTCTTATCTGGAAAAGGTATCATCAATCATTAGTCCATACTAATGGTTCTTCTAATTGGTTCTCTTCTAATCTATCCTGTTGTCCTAATAGGTTCTTACCTAAGAATATTTGCATAGTTACATTACCTTTTTCTGCTGACTGCCATTGTAACTGTCTTAGTCTGATTTTTCCCCTTGATCTCCCTTTTAGTAAACTATCGGAAAAACTCTTTCTAATTAAGCTCTCATCACAACCATAAAAGTCTGCTATCTCTGTGTTAGTACACCCATAAGATGCCAGTTTAAAGACTTCCTCATCTGTGATTTTATACTTTTTTGGTCTTGCCATTCCTAATTACCCTATAGTTCGGTAATAAAAGTTTATCATACTGGTTATATAGTTCAACTATGTTTCTTTCTCTATGATAAAGTCTATATATTGTTTTGCTTTCTTTAAATCTTCTAAACCTCCCTTGTATCTCCAGCGTGTAATATACTTTATTACATTGCCTTCACAATAGGATAGTTTGTTTTTTGTTATGTATTCTATAGGCTCTATACCACCTTTATTATAATGATCTGGTTTCTTAATATTATCTTTTCTTTTCTCATCTAGTGGATTCAAGTTATTTACTTTGAGCCTTCTTTGTTCCAGTAGTTTTTTTCTTGCTTCCGATAGTCTAACCTCTGGGTAAGTTCCTAAAGACATTTCGTGACATTTTTTATTGATTGCAAAGCGATATGTCCATAAACCCTTACCTTCTCTTAAAATACGAATATATAAACCATCTCCGTCGTGATATTTACCTTTTGGTAATTTTTTGAGTTCTCTAGTTTTTAGTTTATCCATCATTT